CCAGCCATCGCGCTGAATGGTATGAGCGGTATGCCCTCTTTGGGGTTAATGGCTTGATGGGCTACAGGCAAAATGGTCTCATCCTTATACATAGCTCCTTTCCCTGTTAAAAGCCATTCAATACTTAATTTAGGGAATTTCTCTAAAATAACTTCAATTTTGTCCAGCCCAATGCTTTTACTAATAGCATTGACGTAACCATTTGCTACACCTATGTTTGCTTCAAACGCAGAAACTGTTGTTTTTTCAGCCTTACAGAAAGCTTTTACTCTGTCTTTTACACTCATAAGCTAAAATAATTAGAAAAAAACTCTAAATTAATTTTGTAATTAGAGTAATTCTCTATATCTTTGCAGTCGTATTCATCATTGTATAACTTAATTTTTAATGAAATGAAAAGAACTAATCATCGTAGAGGGCATCGATCAGAGGAATCATTGTTTCTTCATATCCATCAGAACTCTCAAAGACTCGCTGAGCTTGAGCAGCAGCGTCGGAACTTACTTTTCTTGGTATGTCGTATCCTTCAAGTCGCCCCTGGGTATAGGCTACGTCCATCAGAACTTGCAGTTGAAAACGTCGGCGACCTATCTTGTCTTGCCCAAGAGACTTATGCGAGCCTTCTGAATCGTATGGAGCGAGATTATCCCGCTCGAACTTCCAAAGAAGGTACTTCGCAAGCTACACCTTGCTGTCCTTTTCTTTGTCGTGCTGGAAAATAGTCGGCAGGAGAGACGTGAAGTAGTTCCTCATTGCCTCGAACTGGGCTTTCAGTATGATGAAGTCTTCTTTCATTGTTTATATGTTCATTAGTGAACGTGGCGACAAAGTTACGAATTTTTAGCGAGACGAAAGAAAGTTTGCTGTTAAAAGAAAAAAAACGAGTATCAATTTTATTATTAAAACATAAATGATTATGGCAAAAACAAGAAGTGCGAGAACCATCAAGGTCTCGAAAGAAAACAAGGCGAAACTCGCCAAAATGTTCAACTGCACCGACCGCATGGTGTACAAGGCCCTGTGCTTTGAGTGCCAGACGCTGCTGGCAAGGAAGATCCAGTACGTTGCCCGTAAGGAAATGGGCGGCTGGGTAGAGGCTGCCGTGCCTGAAGACGAGATCTTCTACGACACAATGGACAGCGGTGAGCGTTTCATGCGCCAGTATTTCAACAATGGAGCCGTTCTGGAGGTCAGCATGACCACGGGCGAGGGCGTTGTACGTTTCAAGGGTTCGCCCAGGTATCGCTATGAAGAGGTGCTTGTGAGTGACATCCCTACCATTCAGAACTACGCAAGGAACTTGAAGTAAGGAACAATCCGCGAGGCAGAACCTCGCGGTACGGTAAATTAAACGCGAGGCGAAACCTCGCGGTACAGAAAAACAGGTGTAAGATGGAGTATTACGGAAACAGGCTTTGCATAAGTGCCCGTGAACTGGTGGACAGCTGTGTGATGTCACAAGGCTGTTACCAGAAGATGGCGAGCCGTGGGCGCATCGACGTGGTGCGTCGTGGCGGTGGTGCAGCTGGTCAGTATGCCCTTGTTGCCGTTGAAAGTCTTCCACGCGATTACAGAGCCAAGGTTCAAGCCCTCTATCCCGATGGCGACCTTACCCACCTGAAGGGTTGGGTGTGCAGCAACTACGAGATTGACCAGGCTGCGGTGGCGTTTTTCCATAGCAGGGAGCAAGCAGGCCTTGACCTGCCTCCCGAGAAAATCAAGGAGTATGTGGTGAACGCCAGTGTGCTGAACTGCTGCATCCGCTTGTATGAGCGTGCAGCAACAGCCCAGAAACTGTTCGGCGGCAAATACAACTGGGAACAGATGGCGAATGCCATTAAAGCCCTGCGTGAAGAGTACGGCCATACACTCCCGGCGAGTACGCTTCGTTTCCGGAAGAAGGTAAACGAGTACAAGAAGGAGGGCTACGGCTGTCTTATCAGCGGCAAATTCGGCAACCAGTGTGCAAGAAAAGTTGACTACAAGACTGAGCGCCTGATACTCGGTCTGGCGGTTCTGCCCAACAAACCTTTCAATACGAACATTGCGGAAATGTACAATATGTTCGTGTGTGGGGAACTGGGTGAAGTTTACGACCCGAAGACAGGCGAACTGATGAATCCCGACGATTTCGTGGATAAGAACGGTGACCCAAAATCTCTGAGCGAGAGTACCATCTGCAACGTCCTGAATAAGCCCAGCAACAAGTTACTGATTGACCAGAAACTGATGACCTGGACAACGTTCATGCACGAGGCAATGCCACACGTTCACCGTCACGGCGGTGACTTCAGCCTTTCACAGATAACGATGGACGACGTGGACCTGACGAGAAAACTGAAGGACAGCAAGCAGCGCGTCCATGCCTACTATGCCTACGACGTAGTGAGCCAGTGCGTGGTCGGTGCCAGTTACGCCCGCAAGAAAGACGAAGGTCTGGTGGTAGATTGCTTCCGCGACATGTTCCGGCTGCTTGAGAAGCAGGGCTGGGGAATGCCAGCCGGTATCGAGGTGGAGAACCACTTGATGACGCAGTACAAAGACGGTTTCCTGCAAGCCGGTGTCGCTTTCCCGTTCGTTCGCTTCTGCGCCCCCCAGAACTCACAGGAGAAATATGCCGAGCCGTTGAACGGTGCGAAGAAGCGCAGCGTGATCCACAAGAACCACGAGGGCATCGGCAGGTTCTACGGGAAGGGCAAGTGGCGTACTGAGTCGAAGAAAGTGAGCGACGAGACCAACGAACTCTACGAGGACAAGGAATACTTCAGTTGGGACCAGTTGGTGGCAGAAGACCGACGTGACAGTTATGAGTGGAACCACCAACTGCATCCCAACCAGAAGAAGTTCCCCGGCATGACAAGGTGGGACGTACTTTGTGAGTGCATCAATCCCAAGCTACGGCCGTATGATAATATGACGCTGGCGCGGTATATCGGCGAGCGTGTGGAAACGAGCATCAGGCGGAACTCGACGGTGCGTGTGGCATACGAGGACTGGTGGCTTAGTGACACCAGCGTTTTGGAGAAGCTGCGGCCTAATGACTACAAGGTGACCGCCTATTGGTTGCCGACGGGAGGTCCCGACGGAGAACCGTCGGGCACGGTGGCTGGTGTTCCCGAGGAGATATACATTTTCCAAGGTGACAAGTATATTGACACTTGTGAGCGTGTGAGGACATACAACCGTGTGATGGCAGAGCAGACCGAAGAGGACACTGTGAACTATATCGAGCAGCGCAAGAAGATTGCGAAGTTCAGCAAGTATGTAAAAGACAACGCTATCGACGAGGTGGGCGTAATGAAGAAAACACCCCTCGGCGGCAAAACCGCCGAGCACGTTGAGGAGCCGGAAGAACTGGAAGTGGTTGCGACACAGTCGCAACCTACGGAAAAGGGAGCACAACCCCTATATGCCTACAAAGATGCTGAGGATAGGGGCTTTGCAGATATATAGTGGCAATAGTGATGATAGTGATGATAGAAACAATCAGCAATGATATTAGAACGCCGTTAGAATATGATTACAACAGCGAACAAACAGCGGATTCTGGAGGCGATAGCCACCAACCGCGCAAACTACCCCAGCGATGCCAAGCACGCTGCCGCGCTGGGTATTTCTGCAAGCGTATATAACAGTCTGAAGAAGGGTCAGACGGACAAGGCTCTGAGTGATGCCAACTGGGTGAACATTGCCCGCCGTTTAGACGTTAACCTGCGTAATACCATCGAGTGGAAAGGCGCGAGGACCGAGACCTTCAAGTATATCAGCGCACAGTTGGAGGCTTGCCAGGAGCGAAGCCTGAGCGTGATATTGTGCGACCTTCCTAACATCGGCAAGACGTACACGGCACGCTGGTATGTGAATGAGCACAGAAACGCCGTATATATCGACTGCAGCCAGGTGAAGACCAAACGCGCACTGGTTAAGAAAATAGCCAACGAGTTCGGCGTGGGTGCGACGGGCAAGTACCAGGACACCTATGAGGATTTGATTTACTATCTGCGCTCGATGGAGCGCCCTTTGGTGGTGCTTGACGAAGCCGGCGACCTTGCATACGAGGCTTTTCTTGAACTCAAAGCCCTATGGAACGCCACGGAAATGTGCTGCGGCTGGTATATGATGGGAGCCGACGGACTGGCAGCCAAGATCAACCGCAACGTGGAAGGCAAGAAGGTGGGTTACGCTGAGATCTTCTCACGTTACGGCGGCAAGTACAGCCGTGTCACTCCAGATCAGGAAGACGACCGCAAGGCGTTCTTGATGGAGCAGGCGCGAGTTGTGGCCAGTGTGAACGCGCCAGAGGGAACCGATGTCGGCCAAATCGTGCGCAAAAGCCAGGGCGGTTTGAGACGAGTCTATACGGAGATAGAGAAGATGAAGAGAGAAAGCCTCACCCCCGTCCCCTCTCCAAAGGGCGAGGGGAGTAAATACCCACCAAGCAAATGAAGCGCGCCTACAGTCCGAAAGAGATAGCGAAGAAGACGCTGCCTTGGGGTGGTCGTTGGGAGGCGGCTTTCGGTTTGCCGGAGGAGAACTCCACCTGGTTCATCAGCGGCGCGTCTGCCAGCGGCAAGAGTTCTTTCGTGATGCAACTGGCCTACGAACTGACCCACTACGGGCAGGTGCTCTACCTGAGTTATGAGGAGGGCTTGAACCAGAGTTTTCAGGAGCGAATGCTGCTGTTTGACCTTGATAAGAAACAAGGCTGGTTCCGTGTGGTGACCAGTGACACCGTGGAAGACCTGACAGAGCGCCTGAAGAAGCGCCACAGTGCGAAGTTCATCATCATTGACTCGTTCCAGGACGCAGGCTGGGAATGGCCAGAAACGAAAGCCCTGCTTGAAGCCTTCCCGAAGAAGAGCTTCATCTTCATCAGTCAGGAAGCCAAAGGGCAACCGTTAGGGAAACCAGCCGTCAGGCTTCGCTACCGTGCCGGTGTGAAAGTAAGGGTTGTCGGTTTCCGAGCCTATTGCCAAGGGCGTTTCAATCCCGATGCCGGCAACAGTTTCGTAGTGTGGGAAGAGGGTGTGCTGAGGACGACGAATAATGTGTGACCCAGCGGCGGAAGCGCTTCGGCGGAGAAGCGCCGAACACGGTGGCTGAAAGATAATAACCATTTAAAAAATTTGTATTATGAAACATGAAATGATGAGCATGAGCGATTTGCTCGGCGGGAGGGTGATCAGTGTGAATCCTCCGAAGTGTGAAATTTGCAGGAACGATGCTGCTGGTACGCGTTGCGTGAAGTTGGATGTATATGGTGGGAAGATGTGTGTGGCTAAGGGTGGCGTTTCTGGTAAGAAGACTTATGTTGCTCCTGCGATGGAAGTGCATGATGCTGTTCTGGGCACAGGTGTACACTATATCGGTGCGAGCGGTGACCCTTACTGGGGTCCTGTTCCCCAGGCGAAGGAGCGTGGCTGGGATGGGTCTGATGGGCTTGATGGGGATGGATGCGAGCTATGGGAATGAGTTTGATTGATTTGATAGTTTTTTTCATAAGTGTTAGTTAATTTAGTTATGATTATTTTCTTGGTGTCGTGGTCCGTGAGGATAGCGGCACATTTCCCAAGGACTGATGGCTTCGGCAGAACCGAAGCTTGCAAATAAAAAGTAATGAAGACATGAAAAAGAAAAAAGTATATATCAGCGGTGCGATAGCGCACCATGAGTTGGAGGAGCGGAAGGCTGCTTTCAGGAGTGCAGCAGAGATTCTTCGCTCGGAGGGCTATTGTCCTGTGAATCCGTTCAGCAACGGTTTGCCTGACGATGCAGACTGGCGTTGCCACATGAAGGTTGACATTGGTCTGCTGCTTCAGTGCGACGCTATCTATATGCTGGACGGCTGGTGGTTGAGCAAGGGTGCAAAGCTGGAGCTGGACGTTGCGACGAGTTGCGGCTTGGAGCCGATGTTTGAAAACGAGATGGGCTTGATGGGCTGAATGGGCTGAATGATAACAATGAGGAAAACGTGACGGCTATGGTAACAAACTATAACAGGTTCTGGGCTGCCTTCAATGGTCTGCCCCATGGAGACAGTGAAAGTGAGAAAGAAGCTCTTGTGAGCAGTTTCACGGGCGGTCGGACGACGAGCCTGAAGGAGATGACGCAGAAAGAGTACGACGCTATGTGCTCTTCTTTGGAGAGCGTGACAGGGTGGAAGGAGCAGCTGCGGAAGAAGCGCAGCCTGTGCCTGAAGCTGATGCAGAAGGCCGGTGTCGATACGACGGACTGGCAGCGCATCAACGATTTCTGCCGTAACCCGAAGATTTCGGGCAGGGTGTTCGCCCAGTTGGGCGTGAAAGACCTCGACGCGCTTCAGGTGAAGTTGCGTGCCATTATGAGCAAGGGCGGTTTGAGACCATCGAAGGCTCAGGGGGCAGCGACGGAGTCGCATGGTATGAGACGAGAAGCAAGCTATATCGTCCTGCCTTTGGCGGGCATGGGGCAGGCTTAGGATTTATTTCCCTGCGGAGAACCGCAGGGCACAGTACATTTTAGTAATAACCCAAATAACGAGAGACAATGACAAGACAGAAAAAGACCATTATCACCGGCGTGACCCGTGAGGCCGCTGATGAGGCATTCGCAAGCTATGCGAAGAGCGACGCACAGATTCAGAAAATCAATGCGGAGATAGAACTGCAGTGCGCGAAGATCCGTGAGAAGTACGCCGACAAGTTGACTTGCCTGGGCGCTGAGAAGGACAAAGCCTTTGACGTGCTCCAGAGCTTCGCCACCGAGAACCAGGCAGAGTTGTTCACCAAGAAGAAGAGCCTTGACATGGCTCACGGTACGATTGGCTTCAGGACGGGCACGCCGAAGCTGAAGACTCTGAAGGGCTTCACTTGGGCGAGTGCGCTGACGCTGGTGAAGAAGTTCATGCCTGGCTATGTTCGCACCAGCGAGGAGATTGCTAAGGACAAGCTGCTGGCGGACCGCGAACTGGATGCTGTTGAGTTCATCGAGAACGAGATTAGCAAGAAGCAGGTTCCGATGTGTACTGCAATGGCGGAGTGCGGCATCATGGTGACTCAGGACGAGACCTTCTATGTTGAGCCGAAGAAGGAGGAAGTGTGAGGATGGGACTGGACCCAGCGTCAAAAACGCTGGGCACGGTTGCTGCAAGCAGCGTCGGAACTACGAACGATTCGGCGGAGAAGCGCCGAACACGGAGCTGGCGGAGGCACAGCCTCCACTTGCTGAAGAACGAAAGACGAAAACGAAAAAGGAAGAGACAATGGCAAAAGTAGACAATGAGCGCAGGCGTGGTGTCAGCTACCTGAAACGGGTGGCTGACATCAACCGCATCTATGAGCAATGGCGTCGTACGGGTTTGTCGAACCGTGAGATATGGCGCAGGTACATTTATCCGATTTACGGTATCAGCGAGCGGACGCTTTACAACATGCTGAAGACAGAAGTGAGCGAGGCAATGGTTGTTGAGAAGAGCCAGCAGCCTCAGATGGGCTTTTTGTTCCCAGAGCTTGCTTATGGTGACGGTGGGCAGCGTTGACCGATTTTGAGCATGAATGATGGCTTCGGCAGAACCGAAGCTTACTGAGAAATAAAAGAATGATGACTTCGGCAGAACCGGAGCTTAGTGAGAAACAGGAATGAGAAAAGAGATTTATGAGATGCTCATTGAGCGGCTGAAGACAGTAGGCGGCGGAGCGATACGTCATATAGACTTGTGGAACCACAACGTTGAGTTCATCGAGCAGGAGGAGCAGTGGGATCGTCCTGCTGTTTTCGTGGAGTTCCAGCCCATCCAGTGGAACGCCATCCAGCCAGGGGCGGAGTACCGTGCGGAGCCGTTGGTGAGCCTGCATGTGGTGACAGACTGGCAGGGTAGCAGTGCGGCGGGGAGCGCCTTCATGGAGGAGAGCCTTGCGGTGTTTGACCTGCTGGAGGAGATTCACAGGGCGTTGACGTGCATGGA